AGGACATATAGTAATTCAAAGCGGTTCAACGACTCATACCACAGCGGTAAGACTTTTAGATTTTACTGCTGGTGTAGCTCCTATATTTAGATTACATTTTCTGACAACAGGTGCTGCCGTTGGTACTGTTTCTAGAGCACAAGACACAGTTTATTTTGAAACTTCTGGTGGAACTTTGAATGCCACTTCGACAGCTGTTCGGCAAATTATTCTTCTCAGAGGAAGTATTGAAACTGTTGATTCAGTGACTATAACGCCACAGGTCGCTTTTAGTGCCAACCCGGGCGGAACAAATCAAACACAAGAAGGATCGTGGATTAAATTTACTCCGATTGGTACAAATACAATGACATCAGTTGGACCATGGGCATAATAGGAGATTAATATGGGCTTAGAAAAAACAATAACAAATAATCAGGGCATTGATACTTCTTATTGGAACATAGATCAATTGCTAATAAAACATAAAGACAAACAGGTATCAATAATACTTGCTGGCTATGCTGATAAAACTAAGAGAGATAACGGATTTAGAGCAATTTCTAAATTAAAGTATCAAATTAATGAAGATACCTATGATACAACATTTAGCCCAGATATTCTTGATGCATCAGGAAATCCGCTTCGTGTAGGTTATGAATGGATCAAAGCAAATACAGAATTTTCTGACGCTGTAGATGTTTACTAAATATTGATATGCCAGCAGGAAGATATGACATCATCGCAGAACAAGGAGCCTCCTTCAAAATCCAATTTGATTATTTGTATGCTGGAGTCGGAGGAACTGGAATAAGCTTGAGTAATTATACTTGCAGAATGCAAGTTAGAAAGTCTGCGTTAGACGAAAAAATTCTAATGGATCTTTCTATTTCTGGATTGACTTATGGTGGAACTACTGGTTTTTACCAACCCGGAGTCATAACTGGATCTACAGGAGTAGGTGGGATCACCCTTAATAGAGATATAAATGGTTCTGTTAAGAATGGCGGTATCTTGATAACTGCATCTTCCAATGTAACTAAATCTTTACCAGTAGGAAGACATCATTATGATCTTGAATTGACTAATACTGTCTCTGGTGATGTTTTAAGATTACTTGAAGGTACATTCGAAGTTAATAGAGAGGTAACACGATAATGCAGCTTGTTAACCTATATGGAGACATGGCAAGTACAGTATTGGTGGTAAACCCAACAAATTATTCTGCTGTAATAAAAGTGAACTATCCAGATTATCTAAATTATACTACAGTACTAGTACCCGGACCATTCCTCTCCGATACAATTTAATTTCTTGACTTTTACGCAATTTAGTGTAAACTTTTACTATGGAATCACTAGGAATCTATAAGCTTCATCCAACAGTACAATCGCCAAGTCTTCAAACAGATAATTCGGCCTGTGTTGATGTATTTGCCTTCATTCAAGGCAAAGAAATTACTGTTTATGATCGGTACAACAGTAAGAGCACCATTAAGACTGATGAGAATTCAGTTTCTATTCGTATCGGGCCAAGGGAAAGAATCCTAGTCCCTACTGGAATTATTCTGGATATTCCAAAGCACTTCTCAGTGCGTATGCACCCTCGCTCTGGTCTTGCGATCAAGAAGGGTCTTGCTCTAGTCAACTGTGAAGGCGTAATCGACTCTGACTATGTGGAAGAACTCATGATTCCACTGGTCAACACAAGCGATATTTCGTATGATATCGGTCATCAAGAACGAGTTGCCCAAATGGAACTCGTTCGTACTGAGCATTTTGTTTATAATCACATCTCTGAAAGACCTACACAGAAGACAAATAGAAGCGGTGGCTTCGGGAGCACAGGCGAATGAATAGAGAAGAACTTTTTAAGCATCATGAAGAGCTGTCTCAAACTGCTCTTCAAATCATGAAGAAGAAGAATCACGACTACGCTGGAAATAGCGGAGCACAACCATTTGCAAATTTTGAACGCTGTGAAGCGATGGGTATTTGCAGTACAGAGCAGGGATTTTTGGTGCGAATCACAGATAAGGTATCTCGCCTGAGTACCTTTGCAAATGCAGGAAAGCTAGTAGTCGATAACGAAGGTTATCAGGACGCAATCCTAGACATCATGAACTATTGCGTTCTATTCTCGGCTTATATAAAGTCAAAGGATGATGCTTGATTTGTGCTCAACTGCCAGTATAATCGACACATGAACTTTTACACATGTGTTGAGATTCGCGGCAACAAGATTCTTTATAGAGGGGTGGAAGATGGGAGTCGGGTCTGTAGGGAAATTCCTTACAGACCCACTCTTTATTCCTATACCCACAAATCTTCTGACTGGAAGACCCTTGATGGTCGTGCGGTAGAACCAATCAAGCCCGGTACAATCGCAGAGACTAGAGACTTTTTAGATCAGTATGCTAATATCTCTGGGTTCTCTATCTTTGGTCAAACAGATTTCATTTACCAGTTTATTGGTGAAGAATTTCCCAATGATATCGATTACAAGATCGATCAAATCGTTACAGCATTTATCGATATCGAAACCAAGTGTGAGGCTGGATTTCCGAACATCGAAACTGCCAATGAACAGGTGATTGCGATCACCGTGCGGATCAAGAACAAGTCTTATGTCTATGGTTTAGGCACTTTCCATATTGATAATCCAAATGTCAGTTGCAATCAGTATGACAATGAAAACCAAATGCTTAAGGACTTTATTGAGTTTTGGGAGCAACAGAAGCCTGACATTGTAACTGGATGGAACGTCAGATTCTTCGATATTCCATATCTTTATAATCGAATTTCTTACCTGTTTGGAGAAGATACGGCCAATCGCCTATCCCCTTGGAAGAAAGTCATCAAGAAGAAGATTGAAACTAAGTCATCTCGCGGGGAGCAAACTGCGTGTGATATTATTGGCGTATCTACTCTAGACTACTACGAGTTGTATAAGAAGTTTACCTATACCAATCAGGAATCTTATCGACTGGATTATATTGCCTCCGTCGAACTAGGTGAAAAGAAGCTTTCATATGATGAGTATGACAGCTTGCGAGAGTTCTACAAGCAAGACTTCAATAAGTTTATTCACTATAACTTCCATGACGTAGAACTTGTCTTTAAGTTAGATCAAAAGATGAAGTTGATTGAACTCGTTCTTGCAGTGGCATATTCTGCCAAGGTAAATCATGAGGATGTTTATAGCCAAGTTCGAACTTGGGATACCATCATTTACCACGAACTTCTGAAAGATAAGATCGTAATTCCTCCAAAGAAGTCTGCGGTCAAGGAGCGGCAGTACGAAGGTGCATATGTCAAGGAACCGATTCTAGGCATGAATGATTGGATTATCAGTTTAGATCTAAATAGCCTCTACCCCCATTTAATTCAGCAATATAATTTATCGCCAGAAACAAAAACAGACCGCTCTTTTCTGTTTGTGCGTAATGGTCTGAAACCCATGGATATTTTGGAAAAGAATTCCAAGGCCGTTCAATATCTAGAAATGGCAAAGAAGCATGATATTTCTGTTGCCGCAAATGGTGTAGGCTTCACTAGGAATAGCCAAGGCTTTCTTCCTCGACTCATGGAGAAGATGTATGCCGAACGAAAGCATTATAAAGAATTGATGCTTGAATCCGAAAAAGAAATGGTAGCAATAGAAGAAGAATTAAAAAGAAGAGGAATAATTTAAGTTCAAGTGCTATTGGTTATAAATACTTTCGGAGGAAGTTTATGAGAAAGTATTTAGTGTATAAAACAATCAATACAATTAATGAAAAATTTTACATTGGAGCGCACGAAACTGATGATGAAGACGATTCTTATCTTGGTAGTGGCATTCTTTTAAATAAAGCTATAAAAAAATATGGTAAAGATTTATTTAAAAGAGAAATACTAATTAGATGTTCTTCAAGTGAAGAAATGTTCAACGAAGAGCAGAGATTGATATCTGAGCACATTGAAAACCCATTATGCTACAATCTTAAAAAAGGTGGTATAGGAGGATGGGACTATGTAAATCGAAGTGGTTTAAATCGCGGCAGCAGAAACCCAATGAAAAATTTAAAAATTAGAAAAAAATGTTTATGTGCTGCTAAAAAAACAAAAGAAAAAAATCCAGAAAAATACCGACTGATAGCAATAGAAAATCTTAAAAAAGCAACAGAAAAAAATATTGGAACTACTAAATCCGATTTTTTTAAAAAAACAATTAGTAAAAAATCTAAGCAGTATTGGAAGAAAAATAAAGAAAAAATGCAGAATGCATTATCTTCTTGGTTCAAAGTAATAGCACCAAATGGTGAGGAATACACGACAAATAGACTAGAAAACTTTTGCACTGAAAGAAAATTACCGTATACTACCCTGTGGAAAACCAGTAAAACTGGTATCACAGCAAATAGAGGCCCCTCAAAAGGATGGAAATGTCAAAAAATTACGCAAATATGACTACGGAGGAATTGCAATCGCTTCGTGGGCAGATAGAGAACGATATTTCAAAATATCGTAATTTTCAGTTGGCTAGAAAAATCCAACTGAACTCTGCCTACGGCGCGATTGGTTAGGTAACGAATATTTCCGCTATTACGACGAAGAGATTGCCGAAGCAATTACACTCTCTGGTCAGCTTTCTATTCGCTGGATCGAAAACAAGATCAACGAGTTCTTGAACAAGATGCTCAAGACGAATCATGATTATGTTGTTGCCAGTGACACAGATTCTATCTACATCAACATGGGTCCACTGGTAAACACTCTGGCAAAGGGTAAGTCAACTGAAGAAATCGTGACTTATCTTGATAAGTGCTGCAAGGAGATCATCGAACCGTACATCACGAAGTCCTATGATGAACTTGCTAATTTCATGAATGCCTATGCAAACAAGATGTTCATGAAGCGCGAATCAATTGCCTCAAAGGGTATCTGGACAGCCAAGAAGAGGTACATGCTTCTGGTTCATGATTCAGAAGGTGTTCGTTACACCAAGCCAAAGACCAAGATCATGGGAATCGAAACATCCCGGTCATCTACTCCACAGATTGTGCGCGAGGAGTTGAAGAAGTGTATCGATATCATTCTGACCAAGGACAATCCTACTCTGATCAATTACATTGAAAGCTTCAGAAAGAAGTTCCGTAAGCTTGCCCCGGAGGATATTGCATTCCCTCGTTCAGTCAACGGAGTCAAGGACTATACAGATTCGTTTACCATCTATAAAAAGGGGACTCCTATTGCCGTCAAGGGAGCATTGATTTACAATCACTATATCAAGAAGCACAAATTGGAAAAGAAATATCAGTTGATTCGAGATGCGGATAAGATTAAGTTTGTTTATCTGAAAACCCCAAATCCCATTGCTGGTTGCTTTGGAAAGGATCAAATCATCTCCTTCTATTCATCTTTGCCGAAGGAACTTGATTTATCCTCTTATATCGACTATGATACTCAGTTTGAGAAGGCGTTCTTGGATCCACTCAAGAGCATAATTGAAGCAATTGGGTGGAAGACAGAAAATAGAAACACACTGGAATCTTTATTTACTTAATATGGCAAACATTCACGAATTCAAGCGTTCTATTCCCGTTAAGACACCTCTCGGAGAAGGTTGGATTGTACTTCTCTTTAATAATGGAGAATATGCAAATAGCCAATATATGGTGATTCTTGATAATGGGGATATTCGGTATTTCAGCACTACCCAACTCAAGGTTGTGGATAATGCTACAATTGGTCTAACTAACGGAGAATAATATGGATTTTTTGAAGGAAATAATTAATGTCTCAGGAAACAAATTCGCAAGTAAAGTCGAAGATGGACTTGATGGATCTGATGTTTGCGGCTATATTGATACTGGGTCTTATACTTTTAATGCTCTTTTATCTGGTAGCCTATTTGATGGTCTACCTAGTAACAAGATTACCTGTTTGGCTGGTGAATCTGCTACTGGTAAGACTTACTTCAGCATTGGTGTTGTTGCACAATTCTTGGCAGCGAATCCAGAAGGTATCGTTCTTTACTTCGACACGGAACAAGCAGTAACCAGTGACATGTTCACTGAGCGTGGAGTAGATCCTAAGCGCATTGCTGTATTTCCTGTAGAAACAGTAGAAGAGTTCCGCCATCAGTGTTTGACAATCGTTGACAAGGTTCTTGCAACAGATGAATCTGAGCGCAAGCCAATGATGATTGTTCTTGACTCGCTCGGCATGTTGAGCACTTCCAAGGAAATGAATGACGTTGCTGAGGGCAAGAATGTCCGCGACATGACCCGCGCACAAGTCATCAAGGGAACCTTCCGCGTTCTTACGCTGAAGCTCGGCAAGGCCAAGATTCCCATGCTTATGACAAACCACACTTATGATGTCGTGGGTTGCCTGTCAGACACAGTTTCTGTACTAATGGAAGATGGAACATCTAAACCAATTTCAGAGATTGTTATTGGTGATAAGGTTAAAACTCTTGGGGGAACTTCTACGGTAACAGAATTATTTTCTTACGATGTTTCTGACACAATTGAAGTTGAATTGAGCGATGGCACAGTTTTCCGGGCTACACCTAATCATAAATTCCTAACAAGAGATGGATTGTGGAAGCCTATATCTGATCTTTCAGAAGGAGAGGAAATTATTACCATCAAGCAGGATTCTCATTCTTGAATATGGAATCCCACATCCTTTTGCAGCAGAGCGAATACTCGAATATTCTACACCATTTACAATCACTTTTTTTGATCGTGGATCACATTTAGACTTTTTTTTGCGATATTCTTCGGATGTTACAGATTGTTTCCACTTTATTGATTTTTTTCGTCCTTCATTCATTCTAATGGCATCGTAATTATTTTGAAAGAATGATTTGTCTGCTCTACTGAACCAAGTATCTCTTTTTCCTTCACGATATGCCTGTTTAAGTGCTTTAGATTTTTTTAATTTAGATTCATCGGATTGTTTTTTGCCGAGAAGTTTTTTAGAAATATTTTGCCTCCAAGTGACTGATCGTTCACTTTTAATAAATTCTGAAAAACCCTCTTTAGCTAATTCTATCCTTCCCTGTTCAGCTTCATCAGTTTTACCACTTAACATTTTCCATGCAACAAAGTCTGCTGTCATTCCGTGTTTTTCCCATAGTAATCGGTGGGCTTCTGCATGTTCTTGGATTGTTAGAAAAACTAAATTAGAAGGATCGTCAGATCCTCCTGCGTGTTTGGGTTTAATGTGATGTTTGTGTTTCATTATAGTTACTACATAGTATGTATGATTTTGGAGATTTATATATGGCTACATTAAAAATTGTAAAAAAAACTAGCGTTTCTTCTACTACTAAGGTCTACGATTTTACTGTAGAAGGTGATCATCATTATTTTTTATCTAATGGTGTCATTTCGCATAATTCGTATGTTCCAACCAAGGAACTTGGTGGTGGATCTGGTCTAAAATATGCGGCTTCTACTATCGTAACATTGTCCAAGAAGAAGGACAAGCAGGATGATGAAGTTGTAGGTAATATTATTACTTGCAAACTTTACAAGAGCCGACTAACCAAGGAGAACAAGATCGTTCAGGTTCAACTGAATTTCGATAGCGGTCTGAACCGTTACTACGGTCTTGTTGACCTTGCCTTGGATTACGGTATCTTCAAGAAGAACTCTACCAAGATTGAGCTTCCTGATGGTACAAAGGCGTTTGAGAAGCATATCAACGAAGAACCTGAGAAGTATTTCACTCAGGAGATTCTAAAGCAAATTGATGAGCGCGTTCAGGAGGATTTTAAGTATGGATAAGAAAGCACTAATTATCGGGGCGAATGGACAGGATGCATCGTATCTCGCAGAACTACTTGTTGAGAAGGGATATGAGGTTCATGGAACTGTTCGTAGAAACTCTGTTCCAGAATCCCAGACAACTCGTATCGATCATCTATGGGTTGACGGAAAGATCAAGTTGCACTATGCAGATTTGACGGATCCAATCAGCATCGAAACTAACATCCAGAAGTTGCAACCAAATGAAGTTTATCATCTGGCCGCACAGTCCCATGTTCAAGTTTCATTTGATCTTCCCAAGTATACCTTGGATGTAAACGGTGGTGGTACGCTTGCAGTCCTTGAGGCTATTCGTAGATTCTCACCTCACTCAAAGGTGTATCATGCTGCTACCTCTGAGATGTTTGGTAACTCTTGTGATTGGGACAAGTACCAGAGAGAAACAACTCACATGTCTCCTGTAAGCCCATACGGTTGTGCCAAGCTTTACGCTCACAATCTATGCCACAACTACAGAAACGCATATGGTATGTTTATTTGTTCAGGAATTTTGTTCAATCACGAATCTCCCCGTAGAGGTATTAACTTCGTGACGAACAAGGTAGCACTGCAAGCATCAAAGATCAAGCTTGGAATGGCTGAAAACTTGGTTCTTGGAAATCTAAATGCCAAGCGAGACTGGGGACACGCCAAGGATTATGTTCGTGGTATGTGGAACATGCTTCAGATGCCAAAGCCAGATGATTATGTTCTTGCTACTGGACATTCGTACTCAGTAGAAGACATGGTTGAATATGTCTTCGAACATCTTGGAATGGATTATCGTCGCTATGTAAAGACTGATAAGAAGTATGAGCGACCAGAAGAACTTCATTACCTTCGTGGCGATGCCAGCAAGGCGAAGAAGGAAATGGGATGGGAGCCAACCATTACATTTGATGAAATGATGGCAGAAATGGTCGATTATTGGATTGAAAAACTACAAAATCCTAAATTGGAGTTCAACATTATATGATAGAAAAAGTATTATTCTGTGACGGACATGACAATGCATTTATGGGTCTTATGTGGAGATTCGGACATACTGCCCCCATTGCTGCATATAGTAGACCAACAATAATAAAGAATCTAATGTCAGAAGGTATGACCC